CTGAGGAAATTCGTATGTTCTATACAAGCGTTATGCGTGGACAAGAGAAAGACCAATTCGGGCTCGACTTGACCATGGCTGACAGACTTAAGGCGGCAGAAGCACTTGCAAAGCGTCAAATTGATATGCAGGAAATTGCAGACAAGGCAGATGCGGCGAAGATTACTGTTAGCCTTGTCTTTGACAGAAAGAATGACGTTGTAGAGCCTGATATTTCAGTTGAAGAGGATGAAGAATAATGCCTAGTCCTGCTACTAATTCAAAATATCTTATTGTAGACGGTGTAGAGTATCATGTACCTCTTCTTGAGTATGAGAGAAAGGGCGATATTCTTGACCTTGAAGCAAAACGTACTCAAGATGGTGTTCTTCACAGAAAGATTATAGGTACATTCTATAATTACACTATTAAAATCGGCAGATTTGGCGATATGACTACTTATAACGCCCTCTGGAATGTTTTAACTGCTCCGAGTAATCATACTATTGAACTACCACATGATGGTGTGTCATTTGAAGGTTATTTTGGTAGTTGTAGAGATAATATCTACTTTGTTACACAAGATAGCAACGGAAAGTCTTTTAGAGCAAAGGGCTTTTCTTGTAATATAGTACAAGTTAGACCTGCTAGAACACCAGAGTCAGAAGGGACACCTGCCGAGCAATAATGGCTGAAATTAGTATAAATTTGCAAGACTGTATAATTCCTATGTACGATAACGTCCTTCGGGACGTTTTACAACATAATCATGTTCACTATACATTCTCTGGTGGTCGTGGTAGTTGTAAATCATCGTTCGTAGGAATTGCTATTCCGCTTATAATCATACAAAACCCGTTAGTACACGCTTGTTGCTTTAGAAAGATAGGTAATACTATTCAAAATTCTATACGAGCACAGATAGAATGGGGTATTTATAAGTTAGGACTGCAAGATTTATTCTTAATTCCGAAGTCTTACAGTAATCCTATCGTATTTAAACCGACAGGACAGAAGATTTATTTTCTCGGACTAGATAATCCTCAAAAAGTCAAGTCAATAAAGCCCAATTTTGGTTACATTGGCGTTACATGGTTCGAGGAGTTAGACCAATTCGCGGGAGAGAATGAAATTCGTACTGTAACACAGTCTACAATGCGTGGTGGTGACAAGTATTGGGACTTTAGAACATTCAACCCGCCTATCTCAAAGAATAATTGGGCGAATGTTTATGCGGATAAAGCCGCTTTAGCAGGTAGACGTACTCTTGTAGTGCGTAATACTTATCTTGATGTTCCTAGAACATGGCTTGGCGATGAGTTTATAGATGAAGCAGAAGAACTAAAAGCGATTAATCCTAGAGCGTATGAGCATGAATATATGGGTGTTGCTACTGGTACAGGTGGAGATGTCTTTGAAAATGCTTGCGAACTCGATATGACAGATTTAATTCCTCATTTTGACCACATTTATAATGGTATTGACTGGGGGTTCGCGCGTGACCCGTTTAGATTTGTTCGTATGCACTTTGATGCCAAGAAGTTAGATTTATACATTTTTGACGAGTTTACCACTTATAAAACGCGTAATGAAGATAATTTTCATAGATTATACGATGAAGAACACAAACTTACCCGCGAAGAACTTGTAACCGCAGATAGCGCGGAAGAAAAATCAGTAGCCGACTTTAGAGCATATGGAGCATTTATACGTCCTGCAAAGAAAGGACCCGACTCTATTAGATATGGAATTAAGTGGCTTCAAGGTTTACGTCATATTTATATCGACAGAGCGAGATGTCCTGAAACATATTACGAGTTTATTAACTATGAATACGAACGAGATAGAGATGGTAACTTCATTTCTGCATATCCTGACGCAGATAACCACTCAATAGATGCTGTTCGCTACGCTTTAGAGAACTATTGTAACCGCAGAGGTAACTAAATATTTAGTAAATTTATTGCGTTTGTCTACAAATATGATAAAATGCAAGTATGAGTGACCTTAATTTATCATCTATGATGTTTGAGGGCGTAGGAAAGTATAATATTCCTGTTATAAAGCCCGTTACAGAACTCTATATCAAGAATTGGATAGGGTTTAACTTCGTTGCGACCACTAAAAAGAACAGAGAATTGACAGGAGTGCATTTTTACATCGACGACTATCAATTCGAGCGTATTTGGAACATTCCTAAACGCTATGCAGACGTTTTAAAAGAGTTTGGCGTTGTAATGACGCCTGATTTCTCAACTTATCTTGATTATCCGCTCGCTGTACGCATTTTTAATCATTATAGAAGGCATTGGTGCGGTGCATATTGGCAAGAATTGGGTGTAAATGTCATTCCTACTATTCAATGGGGCTTCAAAGACAGTTATGACTGGTGTTTTGACGGCGAACCTGAGGGTGGAATTGTCGCTGTTTCTAATGTAGGCATAATGAAAGATAAAGAACTGCGAGAAAAGTACATGGAAGGCTATAAGGAGATGCTTATAAGACTTCAACCTAAAGAAGTTTTGATGTTTGGGCACATTTTTGACGATTATCCCGGTCCTGTTCATCATATCTTCTATCAACAAGCAAAAGGAGAACAAGGAGAAGAATAATATGGCTAATAAACAACGATATTCAAACAAAGGCTCTGTCGAAGCGATAAATGCTAGAGAGTTCGGTAGTGCGAAGCCAAACACAGATGGACACTTAACAGCAAGAATGGTGTCTGAGGCTATGAACGCACTCGCAGAGAATAATCCGGGTTTTGATAAACTCTCTCCACAGAGAGCAGTACAGGAAATAAAAGAAAGGTTGAAAGAGGGCGGTTTTAAAGGACCTCTCACAACTCATGGAGGTCAAATTACAGACCCGAATGATGGTGTTACAATACGAGTATATCACGCGAGTAATGACCCTAAAAAGCGATTAGTCGCTTTGAAGGTAGGAGGCTAATATGTCACTCTGGAACCAAATTTTAGATAAATTAAAGGGGATATGGAGCAAAATGATAGGTAGACAAAATATTCAAGACGTATTGCATATTACACCCACGATTTCTGGTGACATGATAAACGCTATTAATCTGTGGACAGCGATGTATGAGAACAGAGCACCTTGGCTTAAGGAGCCGACAGATGAGGACCCTTCAAGAGTTGTATCTTTAGGACTTCCCCAACTTATTGCTAGTGAGAAGGCTAGAACGGCACTTATTGAGTTTGAAAGTGAGATTACAACTCCTATCAAAGAAGTTAAGCCTGCTACTCCTAATTATATGAACCCTGATAATGTAGGAACAGACGGAAAAGCAGAGCCTATGGTTGCTATGCACGTTGTAACGGAAGATGTGCCCAAGGGCAGTACAAAGCGTGCAGAATTTCTTGAGTCACAATATGTAAAGGTGCTTGATGCACTTCGTATTCAAGTAGAATATGGAATTGCAAAGGGCGGACTTGTAGTTAAACCTTATCCTGTTAAGAAGTCAAAGCCTAGCAAGACACAAGAAACAAATTCAAACACAGGTAAGACAGTACAAGAGGAGTCTAGTACAGGTTACGAATTTGAGTTTGACTACATTCAAGCGAATGAATTTTATCCTCTCGCGTTTAATTCTAGCGGGCAAATGACAGAAGCCGCTTTTATTCAAAGAAAAGTGGACAAGGAGTACATTTACAGTCGTCTTGAATATCATAAACTCGATTTAAGCGCAAACACAGTCACAGTAAGTAATACAGCATATAAGACTAAAGCCGCGCCTGGTGAGCAAGATTATCTCGGAGAAGAAGTACCTCTCTCATCTGTTCCCGAATGGGCGATGCTCGCTCCAGAAGCAACTATAAGTCATGTAAATAGACTGCTTTTTGCATACTTTAAGATGCCCGAAGCAAATACTATTGATACTCACTCGCCTCTCGGTGTAAGTGGCTATGATAAGGTTAAGGGTCTTATCAAGGAAGCAGATATGCAATATTCAAGACTTCTTTGGGAGTTTGAGGGCGGCGAACTTGCTATTGATATTGACAGAGATGCTTTGAGATACACAACTAATCCTAATGACCCTAATAGTGGACATTCTGTAATGAGCAGACTGCAACAAAGACTTTATCGTAAGGTTGATTTGAACGATGAAAAGACATATGAAGTATTTTCTCCTACATTAAGAGATGCGTCACTCATTAATGGTCTTAACTGTATTCTGATGCGTATTGAAGATGTATCAGGACTCTCTCGTGGAACTATCTCTGATGTTATCAGTGAAGCAAAGACAGCCACAGAACTTAAAATGCTTCGCGTAAGAAGTTATGAAACAAACGCGCATATTCAGAAGGCTATTGAGAAGATGCTCAAGGACGTAATTTACGTTATGAATGTATATTGCGACCTCTATAAGATTACTGAAAAGGGCGAATACGAAGTATCTTTTGAGTGGGACGACAGTATTCTTTCTGATACAGATATGGAACTCTCTCATAGAATACTTCTTATTCAGCAAGGTCTTGCTAGTAAGCTCGAAACTCGTATGTGGTACTTCGGCGAAACTGAAAGACAAGCTAAGGAAGCACTTATTCGTATTCAGCAGGAGAACCTTGAGTCTGTTCAACAAAATCTCGCTGAAATGGACTTAATGGGAACAACTCCTGACAGCAAGAAAGAGGAAAGTCCGAAGAACGAAGAAGGCAATAACAACTTCAAGAGTGGGGATAATCAATATAGTTAATGCTTACTGATGAGCAGATAGAAAATATCCTATATAAATATACCAAACGACAAGATGAGTTTAACCTGTCTGTAATACGAGTTATTGCAAACAGGTTAAGCAAAATTGCCGAGTTTGATAAACTGTTTACTTTACGCAACTCCTCTATAATGACAGAGGACATAAAGTTAATTCGCAACGAATTTCTTAAATATAGGAGAGACCAAAAGAAGCGTATTCACGATGATTTTTGGTGGCTCGCTTTCTATGTTTACGGCGAAGCATTGATTTACTATGAACAGCAATTAGCATTAGCGCAAAATACAGAGTTAGTCGAACTCATCAATAATGCTATAACTGAGGCGCAAGCGAGTTTTGCAGAACTCACTCAATATCCAGCTTTTGAGATAAGAGATTTATCTAATCCTACCACTACAAGAGCATATAGTCTTGAGGACACATATCGTTCTACGATAAATGAGGCGATAAGTTATAATTCTCTGTCTGATGAACTTCGTGACATAGCGTTAAAACGCACAGAAATGCAGTTATTTGACAGCCGAATACGTTATGCGACTGATAACTCATTTGACGAAACGACAAGCGCAAATAACGCTATTAGATTTAATTTGCTCGATAAAGTGAAATCTTTAATAAATCGTATGCAAGATATAATGGGTAGACAATTCGGAGCAACAGGCGTTGAACTGTCAGCACACATATATCCAGCTCCTGACCATGCACCTGCTCAAGGTCATCAATACACTATTGAAAATATGGACAAGATGCAAAGTGGGCAAGACTTTGAAGATATTGACGGACATCATTATGCAGGCTTTGAGCGTCAAATCGGTACTTGGAACTGTCGACACTACTTTATGAAAGTAAAGTTAGGCAGAGAGCCTACTTATACGCAAGAACAGTTAGATAAAATTCTTGAGGATAATCAGCGCGGATATACCGCTCCAAATGGCAGACATTATACGTTGTATGAATGTACTCAAATACAACGAAGATATGAACGAAAAATACGAAATGCCAAAGAGAAATATTTATTTAGTAAAACTCTAGGCGATGAGGCGGGTATGCTTGCATCGCGTACAAGAGTAGGAAAT